CCAGCGCGTACATGCTGCACCACATTCTTGAGGCAAACGGCGGGCTACCAGACCGGGCGCAAGTCGTGTTCACAAACACAGGCCGCGAAATGCCGGAAACGCTGGATTTCGTGCGGGAGGTTGGCGCGCGGTGGGGCGTCAATATCGTTTGGCTAGAGTATCGCGGCGGCAAGCCTTGGTTTGAACGTGTCAGCCATAACAGCGCGAGCCGCAACGGCGAGCCTTTTGATATTCTGATTTCAAAGCGCAAAATGCTGCCGAATACGGCAATGCGCTTCTGCACGGTTGAAATGAAAATAAAAACAGCCCGCAGGTATTGCCGTGGGCTAGGCTGGAGCAATTGGGCAACGGCGCGCGGCATCCGGGCGGATGAAAAGCACAGGGCCACAGCATCACAGGACAAAGTGATAACAAATTGGCATCCGCTTGTTTCCGCAGGCGTTACGAAGGCCGACATTTCCGAGTTTTGGGCGAAGCAATCTTTTAATCTGCAACTGCCAAGCATCGAGAACGGAAATCCTTTCGGCAACTGCGATGGGTGTTTTCTCAAGTCGGAGGCCAGCAAAGCCGAATTGATCCGCCAGCACCCAGAACGTGCGCGGTGGTGGATTAACCACGAAAAGAGGATCGGCGCGACATTCCGCGACAAAATGCCATTGGAACAGCTTTCAAGATTTATCGCCCGCCAAGGCGATTGGATTTTTGACGACCAGAACGACGCGCTTTGCCAAGCCGATCATGGGGAGTGTACGGGATGACCATCTACCAACTCAACGCAATGGACCACGCAATCGCCACAGGCGACATCGACACAATCCGCAAGCTGTGGCCCGCGATCAAAACCAGCATCAACCTCAAGGCCGACTATGTCACCCCGGCGCGGCCAATCAATCAGGAGGAACGCAAATGACTGATCTAGACAAGCTGATCGCGGCAGTAGAGGCGTCAGACGATGAAGGCGTCAAGGATTACAACAAATATCTGGCGAAATCGGCGCGGGACATTGGCGGATATTTCCCAAGCAATGACATTGCGAAAGCATTTCACGGAAGCCTAGACGCAGCAAAGACGCTGCATGAGGCGCTCATGCCGGAGTGCGCGTGGCTTGTCGAAAGTACGCATCGCCTCGACGATCCGCGCGCAGCAATTGACGGGCATTACGTCCGTGTAAGCGCGTCATCAGCCATCCCTGCCCGTGCATGGCTGCTTGTCATTCTCAAGGCATACAGATCGCAGGCGCAACGATAACCCCACGCCCTGACCTGCGGGCAAAGGCAGGCGGATTATGCGGGTCTAAAGTGCCGGGGAGGTCACATGTAGCCCCAAACCCCGCAAGCGCGGCAGAGCCTCCATTCCGGGCCGAGGCCGCGCAACAAAACCAAACGAAACAAACGAAAGGAAAACGCAATGGAATTTATCGCACTCTGGATCTTCTTCGCAATCCTCGCAGGCGTCATTGCCGACCGTAAAGGCCGCAACCCCATCGTCTGGGGCATCATGGGCATCATGTTCGGCATCTTCGCCGTCATCATCGTCGCCGTCATGGGCGAGGCGAAAACCGACCACTAGTAAAACAGGCGCAAAACGCCTATAATGTGCAAAATATCAGCAAAAAGAGGGTTCCCAAATGGGGGAAGGCAGCAAAGACTATGAAGTCGGAAAGGGAAAGCCGCCAAAACACACACGTTTTGGACAGCCTGACGGACCAGCACCCGGCAAAACATCCACCCAAAAGCGCCTTGAAATGGCTAACGCGGAAAAGGCTATGAAAATCCGTGAAATGTTGCTGGACGCAGTTGGGGCGCAATTGCAGGGAATGGAGCAATCCAGCCGGATTGCATTCGTTGAAGCCGCAATGCTGAAACTCCTCAAGGACAGCGAGGATCGGGGCCTTGGTTCGCCAATCCAAGATCTGCGCAGTGGGGACGGATCACTCGGCCCGTCAAAGATTGAGCGCGTTATCGTCAAGGTAAAGAATGGCAGCGCTGAGGATTGAAACGCCAGAGGCGTTCGTCCCGCTCCTAAAGCCATCGCGCTACAAAGGCGCCCACGGTGGCCGTGGGTCTGGCAAATCTCACTTCTTTGCAGAACTGGCAGTAGAAGACGCCTTGCGCTTTCCCGGCGATTACAATGAAGGCATCCGCTTTGCCTGCATTCGCGAAGTCCAGAAGTCGCTCAAAGAAAGCGCAAAGCTGCTAATCGAGGACAAGCTACGCAAGTTTGGCCTCGGCGAGCGGCAAGGCTTCAAAGTCTTTGAGAAGGTAATCACAACACCTGGCGATGGTATCTTTACCTTTGACGGGATGCGGGATCACACAGCCGACAGCTTCAAATCTAAAGAAGGCTTCCACCGGGCTTGGTGCGAAGAAGCGCAGACAATATCCGACAGGTCGCTAACACTCCTGCGCCCGACAATCCGATGGGAAGCCAAAGACGGCACAGGATCAGAACTTTGGTTCGGCTGGAACCCGCAGCGCCCGACAGACCCTATCGACAAGCTCCTGCGCGGCCCTAACACGCCAACAGGGTCAACGGTCGTTCAAGCCAATTGGCGGGATAATCCTTGGTTTCCAAGCGTTCTAGAGCAAGAGCGGCTCGACGATCTGCGCAATGCGCCGGAAAAATACCCGAACATCTGGGAAGGCGAATACGCAACCGTCCTAAGCGGGGCCTATTACGCCAGGAGCCTAACAGAAGCGCAGCACGGCGGGCGCATTGGCTTCTTTCCCGCTGATCCTCTTGTTCCTCGTTATGGCATCATGGACATTGGCGGCACGTCCGGGCGATCAGATGCGACAGTGATCTGGATTGTGCAGTTCATAGGGCAGGAGGTGAGGGTGATTGACCACTATGAGGCGGTAGGCCAGCCCTTTGAGGAGCATGTTCACTGGCTTCGCAGCAACAAGCACGGCGATGCAATCATTGTTCTTCCCCATGACGGGCGAAAGCATGACGTGGTATTTAAGGTCACGCCGCAGTCATTCATGCAGCAGGCAGGCTTCAAGACCGAAATCATCGCAAACCAAGGGCTAGGCGCTGCATCGGCACGGATCGAGGCCGCGCGCATGATGTTCCCCCGCGTGACGTTTAACGAAAAGACTACAGAAGGCGGGCGGCAGGCGCTGGGCTGGTATCACGAGCGGACAGACGAACACCGCAACATCGGGCTAGGGCCTAACCATGATTGGTCTAGCCATAGCGCTGATGCATTCGGGGCCGTGGCGATTTATGACGCAACAAGGCCCAAGATGGGATCATGGTCAAAGCCATTGCGGCGGGGTTTGAAAGGTATGTAAAACTGTGCTAGTGTTCGCGCAAATCAAAAGGGCGCAATAATGGCAATTGGCACTTATTCAGAGTTGAAAACGGCAATTGCAGAATTTGCAAACCGTGGCGACCTAACATCGCAAATCCCGAACTTCATTGCGCTAACCGAAGCGTCAATCAACCGCAATCTGCGTCATTGGCGCATGGAAACGCGCACAGACCTGACAATCGACGAGGCATTTGAGGACGTGCCGACCGATTGGCTAGAGACAATCCGCCTCGGCCTAAAGAACGGCGGGGCGCTTAACCTGCTATCATCGCAAGACATGATGAAAGCCAAGGCAAACACATGGGATACGGGCGATCCGCGCTACTTCTGCCATACAGCCGGAACTTTCGAGTTTTGGCCTGAGCCGACAGCATCAACCGGGCTGGCGGAATTGCTGTATTACGCCAAAGTCCCGGCATTGTCAGACGCAGAGCCTACCAATTGGCTGCTGACCTACAGCCCCGACCTGTATCTTTACGGAGCGTTGCTGCAAATCGCGCCTTACCTCGGTGAGGACGCAAGGCTGGCGGTCTGGGGCGGTCTTTACGCTGATATTCTTGCCGGGTTGAACAAAGAAAGCAAAGCCGCGAAATTCAGCGGGCCGCTAATCATGAGGAGCCGCAGCAATGGCTGATAGCACGACGACGACTTACGCCCTTGTTAAGCCCGAAGTCGGGGCTTCCTCTGATAGTTGGGGGGATAAGCTTAA